GCCGCTGACGTTCAGCACGCGCGTCGTGCAGCCCGCGAGCGTCGTGGTGTTCGTCGTGTAGGTCGCGCGGGTGAGCCCGCATGCCACGTCATAGAGCGCGTTGCGGCAGTCGGCCGTGATCAGGGTTTTGGGCAGGCTCTGATCGCGCAGCAGCGCGGCCGTGTTCGCGACAGTCAGATGCACCGTCTGCGAGTCCGGGTCGGCTCCTGTGATCCTCCCGTAGAAGCGGAACAGCTTTCCGATGATGGCGTTGCCTGGGGCGTCCGTGTACGCGCGCTCGAGCAGGAGCGTCGCGTCGCGGAACACGCCGCGCCCGGCCGCCAGCGTGAGCCGCGTGCTCCCGTCGAGCGACGCGACCTCGCCGCAGTCGAGCGTCATCTCGCACGTGCCGATCTCGGACACTCCCACGAGCGAGCGCCAGTGGTACTCGCGAATCCGCGGACGAGTCCCGGTCGCGTGCGCGTACCACGTCGTCCCGCCGAACGTCACGTTGGAGGCGTAGCGAGCCCATCGGTGCACGGTCCCATCCGCCAGCGTGATCGTGACGAGCGGGATCGACACCCCGACCTTGGGCGCGGCCGCGAAGAAGGCTGCCAGCTCGGTCGTTGCGCTGATCACGATGCGCTCCCCACCAGCGAGATCGCGTATTCCCAGGTCGTCGGGCCAGTCTTGTGCCCCGAAAACTCATCGAAGCGCACGTGGTAGGTCGTGAGGTCGTCGCGCGAGATGAAGTCGAACGAGTCGTAAGACCCATGGCGGGACGCCCAGTACGCGGTCAGCGTGGCGCGCTCGCTCGCGTCGCGGGTGACGAGGGTGAACGAGATCCGCCGGCTCTCGCCGTTGTAGAGACGCAGTTCCGACTTGTCACGCGAGCCCTGGATCGTGACGTCGAACGTCGGTTCGTTCTCGTAGCCCTCGGGCGAGATCCGAGCGTACAGGCCCGACGGGAAGGTCGTGGCGCCCATCTACGTCCTCCCCTTGTAGGCGATGCGGTTGATCCGGGACGCGAGCACGCCCTCGTTGCGGGCGAGGAAGGCGTCGAAACTCGACGCGTCGAGCGTCGACACGTAGAGGTTCACCTGCTTGCCCGAGGCGTCCGCGCCGCCGCCCACGGGGTCGAGCTTGGCGCCGCCAGAGCCGGGCGCGGCATCGGGCATGTACGATCCACCGCCACCGACGCTGCTGCCGATGCTGCCGATCGCGTCGCCGATCGTTGCGATCCCCTTGGCCTTGAGCCACTCCTCCAACATCTTCCGAATCATCGCGGTGAACGAGCTGAGTAGGCTCTTCCAGAACGCCTCGATCGCGTCGCCGCCGTCGAGTGCCGCCTGGACCACGGCATCAAACGCCGCCACGCCGGCGTCGGCCAGATCCTGCGCGCTCGACTCCGAGTCGGCGAAGTCCTTGCGGGCCTGGCGCACCGCCCGGTTGTATTCATCCTGGGTGATCGCGCCCGCAGCCAGCAGTTCGCCGAGGTGCTTGACGGTGGCCGCGTACTTCTCGGTTGGCGTCCGGGTCGCGTCGAAGATCTGCCGAGACTCGTCCACCATCGCGACGAGCCGATCCATCTCGACCTCGGTCGCGGCCGCCTGCTCCTTGATCTTCTTGAGCGCGGCGACGTAGTCGAGGAGGCCGGCCGCGTAGTACGGGGCGTTCTCGCCGGCCGCCGCCATCTCGTCGGCGAGATCGCCGATCGTAAGGCGGTACTGCATGATCGCAACGTCGTCCATCCCCGCCGTCTCGACCTGCTGCCGCAGATCGTCGCGCGCGCGGATGAGCGACTGGAGCGCCTTCTCGGCGGCCTTCGCGCCGTCCTCGGTGGCCTTGATGATCGGCGGCGCCGTCGGAGCCGTCGTCGTCCGGCCATGCGACCTGAGGTCCGCCGAGTTGAACGCGTTGGCGCCCTGCTCTGCCTCCGTCCAGATGGCCCTCATCCGGGCGACCATCGCGTCCCACTGATCGAGGGCGCCGGTGGTGTGGTTCGTGGCGATCTGCACCGCGAACCACGCCACCGCCGCAGAGGAGGCGATGAGCTTGAATCCGCCCGCGACCACCTGTGCGGCGGACTCCATCCCGCCGGCCTGAGCGGACGTCTCGATGAACTGATCGGTCAGCGCCTTCAGCGCCGGGTTGAGCTCGCTCGAGAGGTGGACGGAGAACGACTGCCCGAGCATCCGCAGCCGATCGAAGTTGTCCCCGAGCTCGTCCGCCGACGTGGCCGTCTCGGAGTCGATGACGAGGCCGAGGCGCTCCGCCTCGTCACCGAGGCTCTTCAGCCCGGCCGACCCCTGGTTCAGGAACGGGATCAGCTCCGCGCCGCTCTTCCCGAAGAGCTGCTGCGCGATGGCCGCCTTGCCGGCGCCGTCCTGCCACGACGCGAACCGATCCGCGACGTCCGCGAGGACGGCCCCCATCGGCCGGAGCGCGCCGGTCGAGTCGGTGACCGATACGCCGATCGCGCGGAACAGGGCGACGCTCGACTTCGACCCCGCGGCCGCGCCCTCCATCTCCTTCGACAGGAGTTTCAGGGCGGTCGCGAGGCCCTCGGTGCTCGACCCGTTCAGCTCGGCCGCGTAGGAGAGGCGCGACAGGTCTTCGACTGCGATCCCCGACTGCTGGGCGAGCTTGCCCATCCGGTCGGCGGCCTCGGTCCCCTCGACCACCATGTCCGCAAGAGCGCTGACGAGCCGCTCGGCGCCGACCGCGACGAACGCGCCGGACAGCGTGTTCTTGAGACCGGCCACGTTCTTCGTGAACGCGCTCAGGTCCGACTGGACCGTCTTCAGCGTCTTCCGCAGCTCCGCGGAGTCAGCACCGAACCGGACGAGGAGGTCGGCAAGGACGGCCATGGGGCTAGTCCTTCTCCTTCCCGTACCCGAACGCCGCCTTCACCTTCTCGATGACGCTCTGAGGGCGGTGCTCCTGCGGCATGAACGCAGACGGCGCGACAGGGCGGCGCGCGCGGTTGCCGCTCATGTTGACGATCGTGGAGGCGATCACGCCCGTGCGCCGGTTCTCCTCGTAGAAGCCCCAGGGCTCCAGGGAGAAGAAAGCCGCCCACTCGGAGAACTCCGAGGCGGTCATCTCGGCGAGCATCGCGTCCACGTCGAGTCTCCCGTGGGCTAGGGCGAGCCGGTAGGCGAAGCGCCGGTCGGCTCGCCCTCGGAGTTTCCCATCTGCTCTTCGGCCGCCCCCTTCGACGTGACGTTGAGCTTCGCCGCCACGACGACCAGTCGGTTCACGCTCTTGAGCGTCAGGGACAGGACCTCCTCGGCCGTCCACGACGGCGAGAACGGCCCGGACTCGTCGCCGATGCTTGCGGCGGCGACGAGCGCGCCCCGCTCGTGGGTGGAGCGCTCACCCGCCCGCGCCGACTCGATGACGTCGAGCCGGCGCTTCGCGGAGATCTCCCACACGCGGATCGATCCGCCGAGCTCGGGAACGTCGACGTCCTCGTGGCGCAGCCGCACCGCGAGGATCGCGTCCCGCGACAGGATGTGGGCCATGGCTACGCGCTCGCGTAGGTCCAGACCGGCTGCCCGGTGACCTTGAGGGTGCAGGAGAGCTTGTTCGCCTCGTCGACGCCACCGAACGCCGGGGAGAGCGCCTTCACGATCGCCGCGAACGTGACCCTCGTGCAGTCCGTCTCGAGCGGCTTGTCCTTCATGATCAGCTTGAAGTTGCGCACCGTGCCGGCGCGCAGGTCCGTGCGCAGCCCCTGCTGCTGAGCGTTCGACCCGATGAGGTTCATCTCGAACGTGACCTCGCCCGAGTCCGGCAGGGCCGCGATGAACTCCCTCGCCGTGGAGTCGTACGACGTCACGTCGATCTGCTCGACCGTCTCGTCGGGCCCGCTGACGTTCGTGACCTCGCCGACCGTGGTGAACCCCTCGGTCGGGGTCGCCCCGTCGCCGCGCTGAAGCTTCAGCCCCGAACCCGAAGTTGCGTTGCTCATCCCTCAACCTCCATGGTCATCGTGAAATCCATCGACACCCGGTGCAGCTCCGTCTCGTCTTCGAATCCGTCCCGCTTCGACAAAAGGACCGCCGTCACCGCCGGCCCCGTAAACACCCCTACCGCCCCCACGACCGCGGCGGCCAGCGCGTGCGCGTCGAGGTACTTCTTCGCGTAGGCGTCCACCTGCACACGAGCGCGCGTGCGCGAGTACCCGTCCGCGAGCGTGTGCCACGGAACGTCGTCGACGACCGTGTAGCGGATCGCCGGCATCGTCGTTCCCTGCTTGATCACGTTCGGGAAGATCCGTCCGACAACGATCGCGACGACCGCGGGGCTCGCGACGAGCGCGGCGCGGAGGGTCTCGCCGAAGGTCGCCATCAGCGCTTCC